TGCAAATAAATAAATTCACATTGATTTGTAATCTACTTGCTGTTATACTAAAGACAATCCCATGGGATTGTCTTTATTTTTTATACTTACGTAAAGTACTAGTAAGTATGCAAGAAATACTAAGACTTTTAGAGGAACTTCCTGAAAGACGGAAGGTTTTTTTTACTGAGTTACTTACTGTTTGTTACCATTACGGAAAAACTTCCAATACTGAGGATTTTGAGAATTTATTGATTCTAGTAAAGTCATTGGTTAGAAGAGAATTAGAAGATTTCTTAGAGGAAGATATACTAAGAGATAAGTATAATTAAAAAGAGGTAAGTTATGCCTGAAATTAGTTTCGATCAGGGAGTAGCAACAGTTGTTCTTTTTACGATTCTAGCAGGTATAGCCTATGCGGGCAGATTATTTTTAAATCATTATCTTTCTGAAGATGGTGTTGTCCAATTAGAGTCTAAAGCTAGAATAGAATTTATGCAAAGGATAGTCGAAACAAACGAAAAAATGTCTGCTAATATAGAAGCTACAAAAGAGGGATTAGACACACACAACTGTAATGTAAATCAGAATATTGAATGTATTCGTAGAGCAGGTTTAAGGGCCTGTCAAGTAGCTAAAGACGCTTGTACAAATTTGAATATATGTTCGCCGGAAGTAGAACATGGGATTGACAGAGTACAGGAAGAATTAAATAGTGTTCACGATTGCAAGACTGAAGAAAATTAGAAAGGGTTAAGAAAATGGAAAAGACAGGATTAACTGAATTTGTTTGCACTGCTACTGCTTTGTCTGTCCGTCGTAGAGGACTTGTACAAAAATTAGCCATTCGTCATGGTGGTTGATTAGTTCGTGTTACTGTAGATCCTACAAAAGATTCAGACGTGTAAAAATGAGATACAATAAGAAGATTCTGTTATTGTTGTTTCTAATTCCGTCTATTACTTTTGCTCAAAATTTTTGTATGCCTACAAGGCCAGGGATGGCTAAGATTGCTTATTCTTATGCTGATCCTACAGGACGAAAGGTAACTGATTTAGGAAGTGGTGTAGTTTTTAAAGAAGATGGAGACAGGGCTTATGTATTAACCTGTTTTCATATTTTTAGGGATGGATGGGGAAAAGGAAAAGCAGTTGTTTATGTTGGTACAAGATCATTTCAGGGAAGAATTATAAACTATAACATAAAATATGATTTGGTTGTTATTTTAATAGCTAATCCTAAAACAAAAGTAATACCTATAGCTACTAGAGATTTGCGTAATGGAGAAATTCTTACGGCTAGTGGTTTTGTTAAAGGTAGTTGTTATAGAGAAATAAAGGGACGTTTAGTAAAACTAACTCCAGATAATTTAGTTTGTGATAATAGAATTTATGAGGGAATGTCTGGTGGTCCATTAATAGATGTAAATGGATACGTGGTCGGTGTTTGTTGGGGAACAGATAATAAAAATCATTATTGTGCTCCATTGTCTAAAATAAGGTTGTTCCTTAAAAATGTATTTGCAAATAGGAGAGCAAAACGTAATCCTACAATAGTTAATAATATTGTTGTACCTAATGATGAAACAACTGAAGATCCTCCTACAGAAGATAATAATTTAGCAGAACAGGTAGAAGCTAACAGGATAGCTATAGAGCAATTACAACAAAGTATAGATATTTTAACAACTAGACTTGACTCATTTGAGAATAAAATAGATACTTTGGACAGTCGTATCACTGGTGAGTTTACGACTATAAAAGAACAAATACAGAATATACAAATTACAGTAGGATCTATTGGTGAAGTAAATCCTACTAATCTGCCTCCTATAAGAATACAAACTCTTAAACCGGATGGTACAGTTCATCAGGATGCTACGGCCCATCTTGGTGACTTAATAAAATTGAAGGCCGTTCCTATCTCGGGAGCACAGTAATGCCCGAGGAAATTACTCTCGATTTACCCGTTATTACGGGGGAGGAAAGTGAAATGGCAGAACCGTCTGCTGGTGTGGCCCAACTGGCCGCTGACACTCTTGCTGCTGAAGCATCGGCAGCTAGCAATCGACGAATCGTCCGGGCTGATCAGCTTCAGGGTGATTCGGATCGTATGTGGTCTGTTTACATGACCACGCCCAATGCCTTGACTGGGATTGGTTATCGTACCCTTCAACAGGATACAGGATACCCTACTCCAGCTCGGTAGTGTCTAATGTCTAGCTCTGACGCCATCATGAATTCTATACGTGAAAACTCAATCCGCCGTATGGCTAGGGCTGAGGAAGATGAACGTAGATCCATGACGGCGTTCAGAGCTGGACGTTTTGAAGAGTATTGGCTTGCACGAGGTAAAGAAGCTGAAGACCGTGTAGAGGTCGAGAATGAGCGAATTAAAAAAGAAACAGCAGACTCCAGTTCAGGAGACACAGGAACATTTGGGGGAAGCGAGTCCAGCTCTAATATTTCCAACGATGATAGAGATAAATCATCTAAATCGTCAGAGGAAGAATTATCGCCGCCAACTGGAGCATGATAGAGCTGCACAGTCTGCAACATTACGTGGAGAAAAAACACCTGAGTGGAGTTTACACGATGAGTTAAATGAGGATAATGAGATGGGTGATACGTTTTCAATTGCAGGTGATACCGTACATCATCATCATTATTCTGATACCAAACAACAACAAACTACTACTACAAGCAAAACATTTAGTTTAGGAAAAGCAGCATTAATTGCTGCTGGGTTGTTAGGTGCAGGGACATTAGGTACTGGAGTACCTTGGATGCTCGGAGCTTATGATAAGGAAGGTACGACTACAACAATACATGAATCACAGAATATGGGTGTTGGTGTAGAAGTAATTCCTGGTGGGGCTTTGGATTAACTTTTATAGAAGGAGAGAGTAAATGCCAAATGAAGAAGAAAAGAACTTTTCTATTGATTTAGAATTGAATATCAAGAAGAATCGTGGTGCTGGGATGGATAATAATTTTTGCAAGATGACTTGTAATTATCCTCTTTTAAATGTTGAAGAAATGACTTTAGTAGAAAAGACTGTAGTAGGAGGTCTATTGGCATTAGGAGATAGTACTGAAGTCAGGAGAGGGTAATTGTGTTTTGTCAAAACTTGTTCCCATAATGAACTTAAAAAAGTATGGAAACTAACCTATAAAAAATATCTTGAACAAGGATTTTGTAGGAAAAACGTAGAGGAAAGACTAAAACTTTATCCAAATCTAGATGGGATAGAAGAGACAACTGTTTTAGTTGCAGAGGATTGTGGGGAAATAAAAGGGACCATCAGCATTACTGAGGATGGTCCTTTTCTTTTAACTACAGATATTTCTTTTAGTCATTCTACTGAATTGATAAGATTAGGTTGTAAAGCTACAAATAAGAAATTAGGATGTGTTTGGAGATTTATTTCTTCTAATGGCTGTAATACTTTAATAGAAGCAGGTTTAGAAGAAATAAAGAACAGAGGAATAGATATAGTTTTATGTGTGATAAACCCCAAACATTTTGGTTTTTATAATCGTTGTTTAGGTTTTTTGGATGTAGAACGTGCAGAAAGAGATCCTATTGTAAATAACAATGCTTCTCTTTTAATTTATAGTTCTTATGAAACTATGGTTTCTAAGTGGTATAGTAGAAAGTGTTTTTCTAACTTTAAGGAGAGTTTATTATGACTCCAGAACAACTCGTTACTTTTGGTACTGCTATTCGAGCTAACACAGATCAAGGTATTATTGATGCTATTGCTGCTGGCAATAATACTTACATTAGAAATTGGTACAATCAGTTAGCATCACCAGATGTTTGGGTATTACAACAAGATGTAAGTGTAGACGACATTGTAGGTGTTATAGATTGGGCTACAGATTATGCTGCTTTTAAGGATGATATGACAGCAGTACAGTTCCTTTTGTCTAATGGTACTTATGATCCTAGAACACCTAATGCCCGTGCAGCTTTGAATGAAGTATTTTCTGGTGCTGCAAATACAAAAGCTGCTATATTAGTTTTAGCTACTAGAAAAGCTACTTATGCTGAGGGATTATTTATTGAGGAAACTACTGGTCCTGGTGGTGGTGATGGAAGTGTTCAGGGTCAATCTGCTATAGCTACATGGGTAGGAGAGGTTACAAATGTAGACGTAAGAGAGGCGTTACTAGCTACAGCTACTTAAAATGGAAAATGATTATAAAAACCGGAGAATAATCTGGTTGGCTAGTTATCCCAAGTCTGGAAATACTTGGGTGAGAATGTTTGTCAATGCTTATATTAGTGGTTTTTCAATAAATCTTAACTCTGCTTTTCAATTTGCAACTTCTGATGTACTTCCGTATGCATATCAGAGAGTATGTGATTGTAAAATATCAGATTTAGATCATACGTGGATGCCCTATATAAGATTTGCTGCATTGGCAAATATGCTAATTAGGAGTCATACCAGAGATATTTGTCTAAAAACACATTTTGCAAAGCTAAGTGGAAATGGAATTCCACTTATACCTAAAGAACTTTCTAGATGTGCTTTATATATTGTCAGAGACCCAAGAGATTTAGTCTGTTCTTTAGCTAGTTATATGAATAAGTCTATAGATCAAGCTATAGAAATGATGGCAGATGAAAAAGTAGGTATAAAAAATAATGAGGAGGGTTTACATCAGTTTATGTCTTCATGGTCTATACATGTTGATTCTTGGACTGTAAACAATGAGGAGATACCTACAGAAGTAATTCGATATGAAGATATGGTACTATATACTAAAGATACTTTTGAACTTATATTACGTGCTTTAGGCATTGAGACTATAATAGAGGATAAGTTTAATTTTGCTTTAGAAGAGACCTGTTTTGATAATCTTAGGAGAAAAGAAGATAAGACAGGTTTTAGAGAGCAACGAGGAAAAGGAAAGTTCTTTCGTAAAGGAAAGATAGGGGCATGGAAAGAAGAATTAACGGATTCACAAGTACGATCTATAGAAGAAACTCATAGAGAAACTATGGATCGTTTTGCATATTTTGAGATACCAGAATTGGTACAAGTATAGGAAGTATTATTATGCTTGCTAGAAATTGGCGTTTTGGAATACAAAATGATATTGGAGTTGCTTTAGGTGCTGCTGGTGCAGTAATTAAAGCAAGACGATGGAAAGGATCTTCCGATGGTACTGTAGCTTTTGAAGCTTCGGAAGCTGTTATTTATTCCAATGCTGCTAGTATTGGTAGTGGATCTTACCAACCTGAAGATAACGTAGATAATAGTGCAGACGAATATGAAGGAGGTGCTTTTGAACTAACAATAACAATAGGTACTGGTACTCCTACTGGTGATATTACTGTTTATTACGAGGTTTCTACTGATGCTGGTGGAACTTGGCCAGATGCTAATGAAGGTTCTCCAGTTTGTGTTTTAAACATAACTGCTACTGGAACTTTTGTTAAAACTTTTCAATTGTAAATGCCTCTGAAAGATTTATCAACTCGATTAGCGGCTACAGGCAGTCAGCACATCGACATGACCCAGCCGCTGAACGTGTTTCATCCGTTGGCGGATGGGCTGGTTGGGTTGTGGCTGCCAGTGCCACAACTTATGGGAGGCAACAAGTGGATCGATTTGTCGTGCTATGGCAATGATGGTGTGCTGACCGGCATGGATGCGACTGCATGGAGAGCGCAAAGCCAGGTTAATGGGTTTGGTAGTCTGGAATTCTTTGGAGTCGGTTTGGCGGATAGCGTGCAGACTCCGAATTCGCTTACGGGCGCGGTAAGCAAATACTCGGTGGCTGCGTGGGTATATGCGGATGAATATGACGCCACCACCAACAGGCTCAGCGCAATTGTAGACAACAGTATTACAACAGGCTCTGGTTTTCGGTTCGGTGTGCTTAATGATGCGAGCACGTTTAAGTTAAAGTTACAGAATAACTACGCATTTCTGTCACCTGGAGCTGTAGACCCTGATGCGTTGCCTACAGGACAATGGAATTTTGTTGCAGGTACTAGTGAGCACTCAGGTAGCAACGCCACGATTTCAGCATACGTAAATGGCGTGTTGAAAAACACCCAGGCAGCCGCAGATGATTACGTATGCAACGCGTTAAACATAGCATTTGGCGACAGGCCAACCGGTTCTGGTTCCTCGATTATAGAGTGGGATGGGAAGATCGCCATGGTGGCGATTTGGAAGCACCGTGCCCTCTCACCCGACGACGTACGAGCACTCTACCAAGAGTCCCTAGCCGGCTACCCAACGCTGCTGAATCGCGGTAGTCGAAGAGTATTATCGACAGTAAGTGGAGGGGAAGAAAGTACAAGTAGTAGTTCTTTAACTTCTTCCAGTTCTAGTAGTTCTCTTACAAGTAGTTCAAGTAGTTCAAGTTCTTTAACTTCTTCCAGTTCTAGTACTAGTTCAACTTCTAGTACTAGTTCAACTTCTAGTACTTCGTCTAGTAGTAGTTCTTTAACTTCTTCCAGTTCTAGTACTAGTTCAACTTCTAGTACGAGTTCTCCTAGCAGTCAATCAGGAGAATCTACTTCTAGTTCCAGCAGTAGTTTAACAAGTTCCAGTTCTAGTACTAGTTCAACTTCTAGTACTAGTTCAGCTTCTAGTACTTCGTCTAGTTCTAGTTCTTTAACTTCTTCCAGTTCTAGTACTAGTTCAACTTCTAGTACTTCTTCACAGTCTAGTACTTCTAGTTCTAGTAGTTCTTTAACTTCCTCTTCAAGTTCAACTTCTAGTACCAGTTCTACTAGTAGTACTTCGTCTAGTAGCAGTTCTTTAACTTCTTCCAGTTCTAGTACTAGTTCAACTTCTAGTACGAGTTCAACTTCTAGTACTTCGTCTAGTAGTAGTTCTTTAACTTCTTCCAGTTCTAGTACTAGTTCAACTTCTAGTACGAGTTCAACTTCTAGTACTAGTTCTCCTAGTAGTCAATCAGGAGAATCTACTTCTTCTAGTTCCAGTTCATTAACATCTTCATCTAGTTCACCATTTAGTATTTCTTCTGCTAGTAGTATAAGTCATGTCAGTAGTGGTAGTGAAGGCAGTATTGCTAGTGAAGGCAGTATTGCTCCTGGACCAGAAGAAACTTCTTCTTCTAGTACACCATTCAGTACTTCCTCTACTTCCAGTTCTAGCAGTTCTTTAACAAGTTCTAGTAGTTCTGCTAGTAGCACATCTTCTAGTTCTAGTTCACTTACAAGCTCCAGTAGTTCATTAACTAGTAGTAGTTCATCTACAAGTTCATCTACAAGTTCTTCTAGTGTTGGACCTAAATTCCCTTATGGAAAAACAATAACAAAAGTTGGTATAAGTTCTTCTACAATTACTAAAGTAGGTGCTGTTGGTAAGACAATAGCCATTCCTGTATAATGGTGGTGTTATGAGTTTAGTATACGCCTATCGTGGTAAAGGTATATCCCACGATATAGTTATTGTGGATAGAAATGGAAATACAATTACACCAGGAGGTAGTGATTTAGTACGAGCTACTATAGGTCATCAGGGACAAACTGCTAAACTTACAGTTACAAGTGGTTCACCTACTGCTAATGGAAGTTCCTTTACAAAAGGATCTACTAATAGACTTAGATTAGATGCTTCTGATCTATCTTTTCCTGCTGGTACATATAATCTCGACGTAGAACTTTTTGATCATTCAGATGCAGCCGAGTGGAAATTAGTATCTCGTCAAGTATTTTGTCTAGAAGAAGATATAGGATCTTAAAATGGGACAAATAGTAGATATAAGTTCTGTCATTTTAGAACTTGGATTGTCTTCTTCTATTACAGATGAAGAGAGAGGTATTATTTCTGCTGCTATAACAAAAGCTGAAGGAGCAGTAAAAAGATACTTAAAGTATGATCCAGTACAAAGAGAAAGAACGGAATACTATCCTCAAGCTACTTTTACTACTCAAACATTTGCTTCTTTTTGGGAAACTACTGATACTCATGCTTATGAACGTAGGGTTTCAGGTGCTTCTACTGATGAATTACAAGTAAAACATATACCTATTAGGGATATAAATTCATTAAGAGTAGATTATGATGGTCGTAGTGGGGAAATAGCTGGTTCCTTTGCAGCTTCTACAGAATATACAAGGGGGGAGGACTATTGGCTAAATGCTGATGGTATAGACAGTGATGGGAATCAGATTTGTAGAGATGGTATTATTCGTAGTTTTGGTTCTTGGCCTATTGAACCTGGATGTGTAAAGATTGTTTATACTGCTGGGTATGATAGAGAAGAATTAAGTGGACAAAATACTATTGTTGATGCTTCTCCTATTATGGATGCTGTGGTAGACGAGGCTATTAGGAGAGCTAAGAAAGCTTTAGTTTGGAAAAAGAGTAGCACGTTAGGATTTACTGCTAGTCCATTAATGTCAGAATCTTTAGGTGATTACAAATATTCATTAGGTTCTGGTAGTAATTCATTAATAGATAGAATGTTTGGTGGTTTGTATGATTTATTACCAGAAACTAAGTCTAAAATAGAAGAATTCATTAATTTTGGATGGATGCTAGCTGGTTAATTCTTTTTTAATTAGTAGGTATATATTGTTACCAATAAGATTTCGTATTCATCTTACCTATAGATGTAATTTGAATTGTGAATATTGTGTACAGTTCGTAGACAAATTAAAATATGATGAAGATACTGACATTACAATACGTGATTTAGTAGATAGTGCCAGAATATTAAAGTTTTATAATATTCAAATTAGTTTGTTACGCATAACTGGAGGAGAACCTACATTACATCCCTTATTGAAAGAATGTTGTGAAGTTATAGCAAATAAATGGGAAAGCCATTTAAATGTAGTATTTTCTAATGGACAAATACCAGTACAAAAAATAAAAGGAATGCATTATTCTATTTCTGAAATTGGGGACATTAAAAAAGTAAATCATAAACCTCCTATGATTTCTCCTTTTGATTTAGGAATAGAACCAGTATTTGGTTTTACAATACCTTGTACTCAAATGAACAGATGTGGAAGGTTGTTTGATACATATGGATTTTCGTATTGTGCTAGTGCTGGTAGTATTGGAAGATTAATTGGTATAGATCCTTATCATTCTAAACCAGTTATGTTAGGAATACCAGAAATGTGCCAGCATTGTCCTTGGTCTTTATCAAAAAGTGTACGAGTAGATTTAGCAGAAAAAGTAAAAGAAGGAAAGATAAAATATCCTACAAATACATATAGAGAAGGATTAGAGAGACAATTAGATGATCCCTTTTTTTTCAAGAAATTTATAGATAGAACGAATAATAATTAGAGAAATATCTATGTCTTTATTAGATAACTTTCCTCATAAGTGCTCTATAAGTAAACGTGTTCGTACTGGTGGAACACTGAGTGGTTCCAAAGACTCTTTAACAGTAGAACAAACTAATGTAGAATGTTGGGAACAATATGCTTCCAGTTCAGAAATAGCTGATTATGAAAAAGCTGGGATGAGTATCAATAGGAAAATATATTTCCTAACTGATCCTGGTGTTAACGTAAGACATATAATTCAAATTACGGAAAGAAATGGTAGTACTGTTTCTAGTCCAATTGAGTTAGAAGTAAGAACAGAAGCATTACCGGATGCTTCGGCTGGTTTAGGAGTTGTTTATCGGGTCATGGCAGAGGAAATTACGTCAGAAAGCAATTAATAATGAAAGTACAATGTACAGATATAAAGGATTTTTTGGACAATATAATAGCAGATGGTCCTAGTAATGTTGATAGGAAAGTTATTTATGTCAATATTGAAAAGCGACAAGTAGGTGATATAGAAGTCAAAAAACAAATATCTCTACAATGTTATGCTGCTATAAATGTTGTAATTGATAACAGTTATTACATTTTGTATATGGAATCAGATTGTGGTATAGATTATACTGACGCTTCCGCTTGTTTTGATGGTACAAGAAAGGCTACTTTAATAAAGGATAGAGTGGAAAAGTTTTGTGAAGAAAATGGACTTACTATTCGTCCGGGGAAACTTGATTTTAGTTAGAGAGGAAAGAAATGAGTCTTGTAAAACACACAAGTAATGAGGAAGCCAAGAATTCTTTTTTAAAGGGATTTGGTGATGCTGTTTTTAGTGGTCAATGGATGGCTGCTGTTTGGTACAAAGATGAAAGGGGAAATATCATAGGTAAAAATACTACCTATGGATTTCCTACAGAGGCTTTTGATTTTGTAATAAGGGATTTATTTAATTCTTGTGAGGCTAAAAGACAAGAGGCAGATAAAGCTGAAATGCCTCCACTTCCTTTAGCTCCTCATTTACGTGAAAAACCCTTTGAGATAAGTGATCCTGTTACTACTAAGTTCTTTACTACAGATGAAGGAACAAAAGTAGATCAACCTCCATTGGAAGATAATAATAAAAAACCATTTAACATAGAAGAATACAGATCAGATAAACCTGTAATTGGTGATTTGTCTAAAATGCCAGAGGAATTAAATGTGGAAAAAGATACGTAAATGGTTTATTTCATATTTTGCTACACGTAAGATAATTGCTTGTGATATTATTACTGGAAAAGCTGAATTACGTGCAAAGAAGTATGTAAAGTTACTAGCTAAAAGAGAAAAACAGTTAAAGTCTTTACAAAAGCAATTGTATTCTCTTAATGAACGTCTTTCAGAAGAATTAGAAGATGCTCTTGCTGCCCAAAAAAGGTATGAGGAAGCTCTATCAGCACAACAAAGTGAGTTGAAAATCCTTAGAGAAGTGACTTTGCCTACATTGACTTCTCAGCATAAACTACTTTTGCAAAGATATGATGCCGAGATTGCGATTCAAATACGTAGACAAGTAGCTGCTTCTCCCCACAACGAGTAATCTATTATGGACGCATTAACAGCCGCATTAGATAGAGTTAATGCTGTAGCTAATACAGCTAATAAAACTGCTTTGTCTATGAAGCAAACAGGTATTATATCTAACGAAATTTCTCCTAGTTCCTTTTCCAATTTCAGTTTTGGACAGGAAAGAATGGGAGATAATTTTAGATATAGTCTATTTCGTGGTTGGCTTTATTCGGCTGTTAATGCGTTGGCTTGTGAGGCAGCAGGACAGCCTGTTAATGTAGGGAAGTTTATAAAGTCTGAAGAGAATTATAATAGGGAAGAGAGAAGAGGAATTTCTTCTAGAAAGTCATTTTATTTAAGTAAAATGACTAATTCTATGCGGTCTAAATCTATAGAGCATGGGATTGAAGTAACAAACAACAATCCTTTGTACTATGCTTTGGAAAAGCCTAATTCTATTCAACATAGATGGCAATTTGTTTACACATTTGTTGCTAATTTGAATATTACTGGATGGGCTTACATTGTTGCTGATATAGACAGTGAAGGGAATCCAGAGTTCTATTCAATACCTACAACTTGGATTACTCCCGTACATAAAAAAGGTAAAGCTTTTGCAGAATTCAAAATAAAGAATCCTAATGAGGCTGGAGAAGGGAAAACACTTAGTAGGGAAAATGTAGCTTTTGCTCATTTACCTAATCCCAGTGATCCTTTGCTCAGTGGATTAGCTCCTTCTACTTCTCAAATTCTTGCTATTCGTGTAGATGATCATATTCAAACGTCTCAAGAGAGATTCTTTGAGAATGGAGTATTTCCTAGTGTTATTGTAACTGTAGGTAAAGATCCTCATCCTGATGTTGCTAGTGGGATACGTCCTAGACTTACAGGAGAACAACGTAGACAAATTACTGGGGCTATTAGGAAAACAATGTCTGGAGTTACTAATTATGGTAATCCGGCCATTGTGGATGGTTTAATAGAGAAAATAGAAAGGCTGTCAGCTACTCAGAACGAAATGGGATGGGAAAAGTCTGAGGATGCTGTAATGGACCGCATTCTTAGTGCTTTTAGTGTCCCTCCCTTTATTTTAGGTAAAGCTTTACCTGGTAGTTATTCTCAAGCTTATGTAACTAGGGAGATATTCTGTCAGAGAGTTAATACATTCTTAGACATGCTTAGTACAGTAATGACTAACTTTGTCAATCTAAGGATGCCTGAGAGTGATGATGTATTAGTTTGGTGGGAAAAAAGTAATCCTGTTGATCCTTCTATTAGATCGAAAGAGATTATAGAAGCTAGGAAGTTGCACGATATTACTCAGGATGAATATAGAGCCCATTTAGGATTACCTCCTGCTGAAGAAGAGGAAAAGCGTAGTAAGTTCTTTGATAGCCCTGCTAGCATGCGTAGTGTGCATGAGTTACTTTCCAAAGTGACTTTGGGTGAAATTTCTGCTGATTCTGCATCTCAAATACTTTCATTGTTTTTTGAAATTCCTTTGGAAGACGCAAATAATATAGTGGGTAGTACACAAGAAAATCAGTTAATACAAGAAAGTGTACGCATGCTAGAAGAAATTACTAACCGTTTAAATTAATTGGTGTTTTTATTATGAGTGGTAATGGGCAAGTTATACATAGTAATATGTTAGTTACTAGTACTCCTGATGACATTTCATTGTGTCAAGCAGTAGAAGATAAGTTCAAGGATCTTTGTAATATACATCCTAAAATGACTGGAGTTCATTTACAAATACCTAAAAGATTAGAAAAGTATATGATAAATTGGCGGACAATGGCTATACGTTTTAAGAATGGGGATTTTAGACATACTGACATAGAAAAGAAATCATTAAGAACTATTGCCGAATGGACTTTACGTGTAAATGCCAGGTTACGTAACCAAGAAATACCAATAGTTAGATGGAGAGACTAATGATTGACTGGATTTCTCTAATTGTGGGACTTATTCTTGGATTTATCATTGGAGCCGTTAGTGATTCTAAAGGGAGCAATAAAACTTTTCTTGAACAGTTAAATCTTGTAAAAGACAGTATGCATAAGAACAATAAGTTTTATGCATCTATTTTTGTAAGTGGTGAAGAGTCGAATGATGGTGATGAGGAGGATTTATCTTTACCATTACAAAGTGATAGTTGGAGAAATAATTAATGCCTGTTAAACCCAGAATAGCTGATATTCAATGCACTAGACTTCAATTTCAGCCTGGTGATAGAATATTGGTAAGGTCTCATCATAGACTAGATACTGATCAAATTAAAAAATTAAAGAAATCAATAAAGAAGTGGGCAGGTGTCGAAGTTGAAATACTAGTATATTGCACATTAGATTTAGATATCCATGTCGAACAACAATAATATACAAACTGCCTTCGGTAAAGATGATGAATCTTTGGCCATTTTCCTTAGAAGAGTTAAAAAGTTTAACGATTACTTTTGTGAGTTAATGGCTGATGGTATAGATTTTACTTTGAGAATAGAAGTACATGGTAATAAAGGACGAATGATACATTGCCGAGTTTATAATGATGGATTTGAGCGTCCTAAAGATGTAGGGGTTCCTAATGTAACTAAAAGAATAAGAAAAACTAATTATTGATAGTTTTGCTATTGCCTAACATTTCAATTTAGTATATAGTTACAAAACAACAACGTCTAGGTGTTCCAGCGGCGAGACCGCGACGTACTTGTAGCCCCCAAAAAGGGCACTTGTACTTCGCGGTTTTTCTTTTGGAGTTTGTAAAATGCGAAATGTAACTTTTTATCTTGGTCCTGCAAATGGTCTTGCTCAACGTGTTTTGCAGATCCGTCAAATATCAGTAGCAGGACAGGATACAGCTCCAGCTTTAGCAGTTAATGTAACTTTGGGTGCTGTAGCTAATACAACTCAGGCATTGGCTGATGGGTTAATGTGGCAGGCTATATTGACAGACACTACTGCAACTGGTGCAGTGTCTAGTCCTCAGATACTTAATTTCCATACAGGTTTCTTGCAATTTCCTGGTCCTGAAAGTTTAGATGATAGTACTTTCTTCCGTATTTTACATATGGAAGATTTGTCATCTAGTAGTTCCAGTTCTAGTAGTAGTTCTCCGTCCAGCTCCAGCTGGTCTAGTAAGAGCAGTTCTTCCAGTTCTTCCAATTCTAGTAGTTCTAGTAGTTCTAGTAGTAGTTCTGCTACTAGTAGTAGTAGTTCTGTAACTAGCAGTAGTTCTGTAACTAGTAGTTCTAGTAGCAGTTCTGTAACTAGTAGTTCTAGTAGTAGTTCTGTAACTAGTAGTTCTAGTAGTGAAAGCAGTTCTAGTACTAGTAGTTCTAGTACTTCTAGTAGTTCTGTAACTAGTAGTTCTAGTTCTGTTACGAGTTCTAGTAGTTCTGTAACTAGTAGTAGCAGTCAAAGCAGTTCCAGTAGTTCTGTAACTAGTAGTTCTAGTAGTGAAAGCAGTTCTAGCAGTAAGAGTTCTAGTAGTTGGTCTACCCAATCCTAATGAACAGGATAGTAGCAAAATGGAATAAGCATCAGGAACGAACAAAAGAACACGTTCCTGATGCTATCCAAATAGATGAAGATACTAAGTTTTATTTTAGTGAGGAACCTGAAATGGATTATGATACAAGCCTTACCAAAGTGCAATTCCGTAGTCTTATTAAGCTTATGAAGACAGCGGATTTGGGTATAGCTGAAACAGTAAGGTCAAACTCTTTTAAGGCTTTGAAAAGGTTAAAGGTTAAGAGGGATCTTTCTAAAGCTGTAAAGGGTATTCCCAAGGGACATACAGAAGTCAATGTAGGGAATATTGTTGCTTGGCTTGAAAAAGTAGATCCTGCTGATCCTAAAGCCGTAGCACAAGTAGTAGCAGTTGACGCAACAGCAGTTACTAGAATGAGTAGCTAAAAATGTTTATAGGTTATGAACAAGTAGCTGTTACTAATGCTGTTCAAACGGCAGCAGCTTTAACTATTCCTGCTAGTACTACTCATGTGCAAATACAAGCAGAAACTAGGGATGTCCGTTATACAATGGATGGTACGGACCCTACTGCTACAACGGGAATGATTTTTGCTGCTACAGCACCAGAACCATTATATGAGTTTTTGTCTGAAGATCTGCATAGGATTAGGTTTATAGCGGATGGTGGTGGACAGGGTGATCCATTGTTAAACTTCCATTATTCAACTGGAAGGGTAGTCTAATTCCATTGCCTACACCAAGACAAAATGAGACACAACAAGAATTTGTAAGTCGATGTGTGGCTAGTGATGTTGTACAACAAGATTTCGATACACAATCCCAACGATTAGCTGTTTGCTATAGTCAATGGCGTCAATCACAGGAACGTGATATGGATACTGAAACAAAGCTTCTTAGTCAAATTAAGAATAGGAAGCAAAAAAATACTCAGTTCAATTATGGCATACTTACTGCTGATAGGTATGTAAAAACACTTCAGGATGGAGTGGGATTAGATTTTTGTTATAAGTATGCCTCTACTAGGCAAACCAGCTTTGATGATGTATTGACTAAAGCGTCTAATACTCTTGTATACAGTAATCCGGATATGGTTGTACAAGAGAAAAAAGTCAATATAGAAGACTATGAACTGCCTAAAAATACTTTGATGGCTTTTAGTCATGTATTGACTACTTCTAGGAAAGACAGAGATGGAGACATTCTTAGAACTAAGGGGGCTGAAGTAGATCCTAATATGCTTTTGCTTTGGCAGCACGTTCATACTTTACCTATCGGTAAGATGATTGCTGTTACTAAGCAGAGTAACAAAGAATTAATTGTAGTATCAGCTATTGTGGATATGAACGAGTTATCCCACGATGCTGCTGTTATGATTGATAATAAAATGGGCAGGTTTTCTCATGGGTTTAGAGCATTGGAGTATGAGGAATTAAAAGAGGAAGATCCAAACGACATTTATGGATTTGACATTAAACGATTTGAGGTAATGGAAGAATCTTTAGTGTCTGTTCCTGCAAATTCTGATGCCGAAACTCAAGAGGTTCTTTTATCATTAGTAGAAGATGGAAAAATGACAAGTCCTCTTATGAAAGAGTATGGAAAGTCTATAAAAGAACGTAGAAACGTAATAGTTCCTGGTATTTCTATTAAAGATAGTGTAGGGGATACCAGCCGAGAATTAACTTGTAATTCATTTGCCGATCTGAAAGCCGCTGTAGATGCTGGCTTGGTGAAAGGTGTTCAAAATGAGAACGAGTCCGGAAGTGGAAGCGAAGAGGAAAAAGGAAAAGGAGGAAGCTCACCAGAAGAAGCCAATGAAGCAGAATCTAGGAAGGAAACAAAGGAAACTACCTGTTCAGAAATAGAAAAAAGATATGCTGGTGAATTGGATGGTTCTTGGGAATGGATAGAAAGAACCCTTAGAGGTAAAGTAAAATCTTATCTTCTTGCCATGCGTATAAGTGTGGGAGAACGTGATTGGGTACGAATTATAGGAACGTATTCAGACTATGTTGTTGTTTGTGTAGAGAAACCAGAAGTAGGTGTAGCTGACGAATATCGTTATTTTAAAATCAGTTGGGAAATGAAGGAGGGAGAACCCTCTTTTTATGGTGAACCTACTTCAGTAAACATAACAACAAATGTGGAAGTTCGCAATTTTGCGGGTTTATATTCTATAAAATCCCAGTTAAAGAACAGTAAGTCTGGTAGGACTATATCAAAAGCTAATGAGACAAAGTTAATAGAAGTAAAAGAAAGCCTTAATGAAATACTAGGAATGGATGGTGTTTCAAGAACTATAAAGGCATTAGTAAGAATAGCTTTGTCTGATTTGGAAGGAATATTAGCTTCTCTAAGTGATGTGGAAGAGACTAGTACAGAGCAGATCGATATAAAACAAGCCATAACATTTGTTCTGACAGAGGCTACCAAAGAACAGCAAACTCATTTACTTAATTGCCTAAAAGCTATTGAAGCTTCTGTTCAGAACGATCTTACTAGCCAGTATCGTGATTTAATTGGTGTCTAATGATGCGTTGCGGCGGTCGTAACGATCTTTACTTTGTGTTTTGTTACTAGGAGGTTTGTCATGCCGCTTACCAAAGCTCTGCGTGACTGGCTCGTCAAAAACTGCGAAGTTGCTACTGATGCAGATGACGAGACCTTTAAGAAGGCCGCCGGAACAGCTATGGCCGAAGGCAAGCTTACGGTGGAAGAGTTTACTAAGTTGACCAAAGATCCCGTAGAGGAGAAGGCCAACGAATTTAAGTCTATGTTGGAAGGACTTACTTCTAACATTGGTAAGCTAACTGAGTTGATGCTTGCTAAGGAAACTCCTAAAGAGACTCCTAAAGAGACTCCTAAAGAGACTTCTGTAGAGGACAAGGAAACTAAGCCTACTCCAAAGGAGAAGCAAGAGCCGACTGAATTAGAAAAGATTTTTTCTGGTATCGGAGGTAATGCTGCTGATCCTGGTGAGAAGACTTTGGACATTCGGGTTAAGGAAGCTGCTGAACAGTATTCGGATACTAAGTCGGCTCTGCTTTATCCTACTGAGTCGAAGTCTGGTGCAGCTCATCCTAAAGCCGGTCAACGAGTAGTGAATTACTCAGATGGTGGCCGTCCTTTGGATGAGCCTAGTGAGTTGGATAAGGCTATTGCAGGTGCTTTTGCCAAGTATTGTATTTCTAAGAACCAGTCTGGTGGAAGTCGTACACTTGGTTTCCAGAAAATGCCTCAGCATGATAAGGAACTTCTTTATTATGCCGCTGACAAGATGAGTTGGTGTGGTGCTAACTATGATAGTGATTACGAACAGATTAAAGATCGTAAGCTCACTACGATAGAAAAGCAGTCGTTGTTTGATGATGGAATCGGTGGTGCCTCGGGTGGTACTGAAGCTGTTCCTATTGTCTTTGACGATATGGTAATTAGTACTCCCTTGCTTTACGGTGAACTGTTCCCGCTGGTAAATGTTGTGCCTGTGGAACGTCGACGTATTGAAGGGGTGCAGGTTGGTCAAGTGACGGGCAATTGGGGTAGTGTTGATAGTACTGCCATTGCCCTGTTCAATACTGCTGGATATGTAACAGCTTTTGATACCACTATCTTTAAGTGGGCTGCTGCTGTCCGTGTCGGTCTTGATTTCCTTAGTGATACTCCTATCGATTTCGGGGCGATTATTACCCGACAGATTGGAGAGGAATTACTGAGGCAGTTAGATAACGTAATTGCCAATGGTACTGGTGCTAACCAACCTCTTGGTGTTCAAACTAGTGCTGGTACTACTGTGGCTTTTGCTGGAGTTGGAGCAGCGGCTACTCTTGGTAATTATGAGTTGCTTAGATTTGCTGTTGCTAAGCAAGAGCATACGGCTGCTCTAAAGAATACGGCTGTATTTTGTAGTACAGAAGTTAGTTATCAACGTGCTAAGGGTATTCCTGTTGGTGCTGCTGATGCCAGGCGTCTTGGTGGTATGAACTACGATGATTACTCATGGATGCAACGTCCTTACAAGATTAATGCCAACTTGGCTAACAACCAAGTTTGGTATGCTATCTTAGGTCGTTACCGTATGTATCGTAGACGTGGTATCAACTTCCGTACTACTACGGAAGGTCGTACTTTGGTACAGGCTAACGAGTTGTTAATTACGGCTTCCGGTCGTTATGGTGGTCAATTGGAAAGAGGAGCAGCCGCCGGTAATACGGTTACTGCACAAGCGTAGTCTTTCCTCGGCAGACCCTACCGCCGGTTTTCCTACGTCACTACGCCTGCATAAAGGCTTTGTATTTGTGACTGAATCCTTTCCCGGCGGTAGGGTTTTTATCAATCTTTTAATACTGGAGAGAAGAAATGGCTTCTGTTGCAGAGGAAAAGAAAACAACGGTATTTCCTTTCGCTATTGAATTTGATTCATGTTCTAATAGTGATTACAAACTTAACTCTTTGCCAGAGTATAAGTTTCGGAGTGCTTTAAAGACTCATAGAACAGTTATGGATAATGAGACTGGTGAGGAAGCTGTACCTGTGGATATGATACAGGGACTTAGCATGCTTCCTACAATCCCTGGGATGCAATTGCATGTAAATCCTACTGATCGTACTTTTGAGATTATTGATCCTTTGTGTGATCGACAGGATTTGACAGACAGAATTGCTAAGGTAATTAATAGTCAAGGTGCAATTCGGGCAGATAAGGGAGTACGAGGAGTTCCTACTGTTAAAGGGAATTTAGACGTACATAGGATGAAAACACTTTGTCGTGAAATGGTAATGCTTTTGGATGCTGGTGAGGCAGAACTAGTAAAGGGTGTTAAGCCCAGTCTTCAAGCCATTTCTAAATTGCCTGGAAAGTTCTTACTGAATCCTGGTAGTCAGATACAAAACAATCTTCCTAGATATGAGGAAGATTATGATGTTTGGCTTGAGAATTTGAAAAAGCATGGCGGTTAAGTTGAAAGTAAAATGGTACGGGAAGGAAATAGAAAAATTAGCTTCCCGTACCATGAAAGAACGAGTAAAGTATGCTACCAAGCATTTACGGGCAGCAGTTAGAGAAAACATAAGTGTCCCTGTAAAAAAGACTACTGGTCCTCGTGGTGGGATAAGGAAAGGGCGGAGTAAGCCTGGTGAATATCCTAGAAGGGATTTAGGAACATTAAAGAAAGATATTTTTGGAGAGGTTCATCAGACTTCCAAGGGTGTATGGGATGGCTTTGTAGGATCTACTTTGGATTATGCTTTCTACTTAGAAATGGAAAACATATTAGATAGATCCTTTCTTAGGCGTTCTTTGAGAGAAGAACTAGGAACTATAAAAGACATTTTAACTGAGCCATAAATGTCAGTAGCTTCAGCCGATGTTCATAAAGCTGTAACTGCTGTTTGGAACGCAAGTACATTAGATGCTTTGTTTCAAGCTTTGTGGGCTAGTGGTGTTGGTGAGTACACAGTACTAAATGATCAAGAGGCAGCCCCTAACCAACCCTTTCCCTATTGTGTATATGAACTCACTCTTAGTTCCACAACGGATAGAATGTCTGGAGATGGAAGTACAATTAGGGAAGTTAGGAATATAGCTTGGAACTTTCATGTACATGCCAGACAAGTGGATGGTGATGCTAGAACAGCTAAGGAAATAGCAGCTTATTTAGCTGAAGAGATTATGAAAGTTTTTGGTGGTCATCCTACAGTAGCAGCTACAGATTTATCTTTGGATAGTGGAGGATTCTTAATTTCTGAGTATCAAAGTGACTTTGGAATTAGGACTGGAGATCAGACACATCGATGGGACATTCAGTATATTTTTAAAATTGACGTTCCCATAGCTGTATAAAGTGAGAAATTGTCATGCCTAGAAGCTTTGCAAGTGGACGAGTAAGGGTAACTTTATCAGGTTCCCTTTCTAATACTTTGACCGATGGTTCTAGTACTTCAGTTTCTCACCCTTCTCTGGCTTACAGTAATGCTATTTCTAATGGGGTAAGTGCAGGTCAAGCAAATAGAGCTTGGCAATCTGTTAGTAGAACTTTAGGAAACGGAGCTACTGAAACTCTTGATTTGTTTGATATGGCTGGGGTGGATATTGGTGCTGGGGCTGGGTTAGATGGACTAGGACAGGATGTTTCTCCTTTTGAAGAAATTGTAACTATAGCTATTGTAAATAATAATGCTGTAGGAACTGCTGGACAGTTAGAAATAGAACCTGCTGGAGTTAATGGTTGGACTCCTATAGGTTCTCATACTGTTGCTAATGGTGGTGCATTAAGAGGACAGGGTATTTTACTCAAATCACAACCTGCTGAGGCTGGATTTGATATAACTGATGGGGCTAGTAATCAAATTACCATAACTGCTACGGGTGGAGCAATAACTTACTCCATTTATCTTATTGCTAGACATGATGATAACGAGTCTAGTAGTAGTTCTAGTAGTTCTAGTTCTAGTAGTTCTAGTAGTCAGAGTTCTAGTAGTTCTAGTAGCAGTAGTTCTAGTAGTAGTTCTCCTTCCAGTTCTAGCTGGTCTAGTTTAAGCAAGAGTTCTAGTAGTTCCAGTAGTTCTAGTAGTTCTGTAACCAGTTCTAGTAGTTCCAGTTCTGTGACTAGTAGTTCTAGTAGTAGTTCTGTGACTAGTAGTTCTAGTAGTGAAAGTAGTTCTAGTAGCTCTGCAACTAGTAGCTCTAGTAGTTCCAGTAGTAGTTCTATGACTAGTTCTCAGAGTGAAACTAGTGAACAGTCTAGTTCTACTTGGAGTACTGCATCAGTTTAAGACTATTAGATAATAGGAAATAAGAAATATGAGTGGTTCTACAGCACTTACTGGAAGGAATGGGGCATTCTGGGTAAATATGCTGACCGGAATGGATGACGTTTCAGATTTAACACCAGACAATGCTATTGCTAGAATTACCCAATGGGCAGTAAATCCTACATTAGCTACTAGTACAGAATGGGGTGATAGTGGACTTGCAGGTAGTAATGGATTTACTAACCGTGCTGCTGGAAGGGATGATAATACTTTTACTGCTGAAGGTAAATATGATACTGGAGCTGAAGTATTTGATATATTTGAACCAGAAGATTTTGCTGCGGCTGCTCTTATATTAGATGACAGTGATGGTGATTTACATTGGTCTTTTCCTCGTGCAATGTGTACAGATTTTAACATAACAGTAAATATAGATACTGAAGAAGTGATAGGCTGGACTTCCTCTTGGGGATCGGATGGTATTTTTTATCGTCCTGGTCAAGATGGTGCACCAGCTTGGGCACTTACAGCATAAGAGGCATGTAATATGAGCAGTGCTACAACTTTAACCGGTCGTAATGGCTTATTTAAAGTATCTGGAACGGTAGTTGCTAGAACTACTCAGTGGGCTATTAATCCTACTTTAGCTACTAGTACAGAGTGGGGTGATAGTGATAGTGCTGGTTATACCAATAGGGCTCCAGGTAGGAAAGATTGCACTTTTACTGCTGAAGGAAAGTATGATGCCAGTGATCAAAATGCTTATATATTATTTCAACCTGGAGACATTCTAGCTGTTATTTTGTACTTAGCTGGTGCAGTAGCTCCTTATTATAATTTTGATAGGGCATTGTGCACAGATTTTAACTTAACAGTAAATATAGATACTGAAGAAGTTATAGGATGGACTTCTAGTTGGGGTTCTGATGGGTCTTATACATTAGTTACCTAAAATGGGTAATTCAAATATCTATAGAATAGTAAGAATCGAAGAGCATTGGTTACCTACATGCCAATGCTCTGACTGTATAAAAGAACGCAAGCGACGGGAAACGATCAAATCTGAAGCACATCTTCAAACTCTTTCCCCCCAAAATGCCTATGTTCTAGGCTTTGTTTCCTCCCAATATCGTTCTGGTTCGCTTGCTCGTGAAATGCACTGTGAGACCGCTCAGGATCGATCCTAACTAGCCACTATGCCTGCACAAAGGCTTTGTATTTGTGACGTCCTGTACTGGTTTTACGTGTTTTGCTGCATTGGGAAATACAAGTTGTCTTGAGTTGTTTAATCGTTTTATGCTCCGAATAACTGTTTTGTATTAATTAAAACATATTTCCTTTTTGTTCTATAGCCTATGTCCTACTTTCTTCCAGAATACAATACACTTTTTTTACATATACCAAGGACTGGTGGACATTGGATGCGAAGAGTTTTTATAGATTTTTATGATTTAGAACCTGATAGAAGTTATGGAAGACCTGTTTCGACTAAAGCTAGTATGCATATACCTGTATGTGATTATGAGCAAGAGGACATTGATAAACTAAAACATATTATTTGTGGTGTTAGAAATCCTATAGGATATTATGAGTCTATATGGAGATGGTTTAAACGATCGAATCATTTTGGACGTTTAAAAACGACTGGGAAGCCTAAGGTAAGACATAAGGGAAGACGGCACGCACTTGATAATATATCTTTTCATTACGATCCTGATTTCCAGATTTTTTTGGAGAGAACATTAGAATACAATTCTGGATGGATTACTAGTCTGTTTTCTCACTTTATATACAGAAAAGGGTTAATGTCTTGTGATTATATTTATAGGTTGGAAACTATATCAGATGATTTAAAATGGATTTCTTATCATATAGGTATGGGTGATATTTATGAAAATATAGTAAAGACAGGCGTAACAATAGATACCAGGAGAAGAAAGAATAGAAAAGGACTAGTGCCAAAGGTTAAATGGAAGAAAGAATGGAAAGAATTAATATATAATTCTGAACGTACAATATTTGACAAGTTTTATGGTGATATGGTACATAAACTTTTAGATTAAGTAGGAGTAAAAAGGGTTATGGGTACTGACAGAGAAGCTAGAATTTTAGCTGCTTGTGAAACTATTGAAGTCAATGGGAAAGAGTACAAATTACGTCCCATTGTAGCTCAACATTTGTGTGATTTGGAGAAAGAGGCTCTAAGACACTATAAGAGACAGTATCTAGAAACTTTTAGTGAAAATGCTGATTTACTTGGAAACAATAATGATTTACTTGTAAAGAAAATAGAAGCTGTAGCTAAGTGGGATTTGAATGATTTACCACAAAAAGATGCTTTTGACGTAAGTAAAGTTCCTGTTACTGATGCTTTGAAGAAATGGGTAACTGCTAATACTGATGAATTACCTAATACAGACAATGGCATTAGAGCAGTAGTAGTTAATTTTCTGGACAATGGAAGACTATCTCCAAAAGATGTTAGAAACCTTACTGGGAAAGCACCTTTACAAGGTCGGGTGAGATATGATCAATGGTGGGTTACAGCTTCAATGAATGGACAAGTATTGTTTATTCTTAGTTCTATTCGATATGACCATCCAGAACTTACTAAAGAAGAAATAGCTCAATGGCCTTTCTCTAAAATTGCTGAAGCTGCTAGGAAAGTGGAGTCT